CGAAGGGTTGCTCCGCATTATCCAAGCCGTTCCGTCTCCCAAGGCCGAGCCACTTAAGCAATGGCTGGCGCGAGTTGGTTACGAGCGCATCGAGGAGACCAAAGACCCAGAAAAGGCCATGGGCGGTATGGAAATTTGTAGCCATGTATGGTAAAAATGAGGTATCCACCGAAATTGGAAACGGGACTGAAAAAAGGCTAAAATAAGGGCTTTTATGGGCAAACTTATCCCCCAGGCGCATGGTGGCGCGATCAACAGAATCCAGAAGGGAGAAATTTGTAATCCGTATGGTCGCCCGCCGAAAACTCTTACAGGCATTCTGAAAAAACTCAAGGAAGCCGGATATGAACGCGTGACCCGCGCCGGCGTCATCGAGGCATACGAACTTCTTCTGACGCTGGACGAGGGGCGTTTGAGAACTTCCATATCGGACAAAAAACAACCCATGATCGTTCGCATAGTCGGAAAGGCCATGCTTAAAAAAAATGGCGCTGAAATGCTTGAACGGATGTTGGATCGCGCGCATGGAAAGCCGAAACAGGAACTGGAAGTCATGGATAAAACATCCATTGAACGATTGGAGGAACAGATAAAAAATCTCTATGACGAACGAAGAGAGGACGCGGGGACTGGTCTCGACATTGTTCCATGACGAGAAGGGAGAACCGATAAGACTCACAAAAGCGCAGGCAAACATTTTTGAGATCATCTACACAAGAAAATATCCTCGGGTGCACCTCATGGCTTATACCCGATTCGGCAAGAGTTTGACCGTGGCACTTGCAGTTTTGACAAGGGTGGCGACGTATCCCGAAAAATGGGCGATCATCGCTCCGAGCCACAATAAAGCTCGGATCATCATGAGTTACGTCATCGATCATGCGTTTGACAACGAATATACGGCTTCAAGGCTCGTCATGGACAAGGGAGAAACGCGCGAACGCCTGCGGCACGAACACTCGAAGAACAGGCTGACGTTCAATCTGTCGGACGGAAAGAAAGGCGAGGTGTATGTATTGTCCGGCGACAGTCGAAATAAACAGCAGGCAGGCGACGCGCTTATGGGATTCGGAGCGAGCAATATCGTCCTCGACGAGGCGGCGCTGGTGGATGACGTGATCGAAGGAAAAGTTTTTCGGATGCTTGGCGACGACATGGATAATTTCTATTTGAAAATCGGCAATCCATTCAAGCGCAATCATTTCCTCGTCTCCTGCCGCGACGAAAACTATCACCGAATCAACATTGATTATCAGATTGGTTTGAATGAGGGACGCATAACGCCGGAGTTCATCGAAGAAGCCAGGAAAAAACCGAATTTCAGTGTTCTCTATGAAAATGTTTTTCCAGAAGCCGATGTCATGGATGAAAAAGGATTGTCTCATTTGATTCTGGAAAACGAGTATGGCAATGCCCTGGCTGATCTGCCCAAGGCAAGCTGGGTCGGAATACCGTCCCTGGGCCTCGACGTGGCCCGTGGAGGGGGTTGTGAGAACGTTTGGGTCATAAGATACGGGAACTATGCCATCGTGGCCTCCAAGAGCCGTATAAGCGATTTAATGCAGATTGCCGCGGAGACCGTGCGGATAGGCAATGAGTACGGTGTGTTTGCCGGAAATGTCTGTGTGGATGACAATGGGGTGGGCGGAGGAGTTACGGACAGGCTTCGGCAGATGGGATGGCAGGTCAAGGGAGTAAAAACAGCCGAAAGTCCGACGGATGAACGGATGTTTATGAATAAACGGGCGGAAAACGCATGGCGATTGAAAGTCTGGCTCAATCAAGGGGGCAAGCTGCGAATGTCCGATGATTGGGATGAATTGAGACAGGTCAAGTACAAAGCGAACGAAAGCAACGGTAAAATGCAGCTTCAAAGCAAGATTGAAATGTGTCGCGATGGATTGGACAGTCCCGACACGTTCGACGCGCTTGCTTTGACGTTTGATACGATTTCCACCGAAAGCGGCGCAAAGGCTTTACAAACAGGTTATCTGCGTGATAAAATCAAAAGGAACAGGCATTCAGCCGTTGTCTATTGAACATGAAAAGATTCGGATCATACCGGACTTTAAATGAATTTTTTATCCGCCAGTGACGGGGAATGAGGCGCGGGAATAATAGGGAAAAATGCGCAGCGCGGCACACCATTGTGCCAAGCATCCTATTGGGCAAAGAGGAGGAAATAAAAGAACAAATGAAACATCCCAACTCGCCTGAAGAACAGGTCGAGATTTTGAGCATCATGCGGAAAGTGGACGACATGTATCAGATTCAAACGAATACATGGCATGAATTCAACGACAGGACGTTGAAAGAATACGTTGATGACAACCAGCGTCGGATCAACAACTATGTCGCCCCGCGCTCGGAAGATATCGACGACTGGCAGACGAGAGGATTCGAAGGCATCACTCGCGAAAAGATGTTTGCGTTCGTCTCGAAGGTGGCAATGAACCGGCCGCAGTACAAGTTCAAGGCAACGGACAAAAAGGGTTTTATCGACGGGATTGTTTCTGAAGCAGTCAAGGATATTTACGACTATACATGGAATTACGAAGACCCCACCGGCATTCAATTTTTTTTCGACGCATGGGCCGCAGCCGGAAGCGGTACGGTCATCCGATGGGAAGGCGTGGATCAAACAGAGGAAACATTGGAGGAGTTTGACAGTTACGACGTGACGACCGGAGAGATCGTCGGATTGAAAACGACGACAACGCTTTCGGACATCAACTGCAAGTCCCGCCGCGTGCGCCCGCTCGATTTTCTTGTTGCCGACTGGTATGAGCCCGATATGCAGAAACAGCCGCATATCGCGGAAGTCTTTGACATGAGCCGATATGATTTCGAGCGACAGTACGGAAGCTACAAGCACGCCGATGAGGTGCCGGAGATGAAGTATGTACAGGACATTCTGCAAACGTCGTTTATCGCGCAGCAATGGAACAACATTGAAGCGGATCGCGTTCGCGTCATTCACTACCACGAGAAAGGACGCAAAGGTTCAAAGTTTCGGATCATCGCAAACGGAGTTTTGATTCTTGCGACGCCCATCCCTCGAAAGGACGGACGCTATCCGTATTCACGAGGTATTTTCAAGCCATTTGCGGATGAGCGATTTTTCTGGGGCAAGGCCCTGCCCGACGAGATCGCGAGCGATCAGGACGTATACAACGCTTTCAAGAACATGGTCATTGATCGTGCGCTTCTTTATATCCAGCGTCCGCTCATCGGTTCAAACTTGTCCGAAATCGAGAATGAGATTTTCCGGCCCAACGGGATTTTGAACGTGAAAGGCGGGGAATTGAAGACGATGGATTATGCGCCGCCCGGAGCGGCGGACATTCAGATTCTCGAATACCTTCGCGCAGCCGTCAATCGTCAGACTTCCGACGCGCAGCAGTCCGGCCAAACCGGAAAGGGCGTGACGGCCCGCGAGATCGTGATCGCCGACGAGAACGCTCGGAAGCTCGCCGGAGTATTTCGTTTGTTTCTTGAAGACTTTGACGTGCGGGCGACGAAACTTCGCGTCGGCAATATCATGCAATTCTATTTCGAGCCGTCCAAACTCAAGGAAATCATCGGGGAAGAAGATACGAAGGAATTGCAGATCGCTTATCGCACATTCGCACTGAACAATCGAACGCTTTCAGACAAGCGGCATGGACTGAAGGTCATTTCGATCGTCGGCAAGCGCGAAGATGTTCCGCAGCAGGAAGAACTGGATGTGGACGAGTTTGTTTCGAAGAAACAGGGGATTGAAATGGAAAAGATGGTTTTGAACGCCCAATACATCAAGAATTTCGAGGTGGATATTACGATCATCCCCGAATCGAGCTATGAGCAGTCGCGTTCGCTTGAGCTCGCCATGCAGAATGAATACACGATGACAATGGCCAAACTGTTCCCGCAGAAGTTCATGGAATATCAGGATGTATTCTTCAAGGACCTGAACGAAGTCTACGACAAGGATATGAGCGAGTTTGAACGCGTGCCGAAGACGCCGCCTTCACCGCCACCCGCACAGGGGGCGGAACCGGCGGGACAGGCGGGTCCGAGCGTCGGGCAGCAGCTTAAAGGAAATGAGGCGCAGAGCCTCGCTAAACTTGTCGGAGCCGTATGACATGGATGACGCGACTGTGGCTCTCAAGGCAGAAGGAACCGGCCATGGATGGGAAGAAAAAAGAAGAAGCGCAAAGACTGATCGCCTCCCCTCCCGTTCGTGATTATCTCGTGGCGCTCATGGGCGAGCTGGTACGGGAAGGAATCTATCTGCCGCATGATAAACAGGAAGGGGCGCGTTTCGCAGTGGAGCTCTTGACGCGGGAAATTCAAAAGGGGGACGCATTGTTCAAGAAGTAGTCACGGGAGAGACTTTACGGTCTTCTCCGCGACTTCTCCTCGAAGTCTCTTAATCAAGATGGGTCTTCGCCATCTATAAACATCGGAAGCCGTCCGGTCTTCGCGGACATAAATATCGGAAGCACGACACTATGGATTTGTCCAGGATAACAAACGAGGGCGCAGCACGTTTGCGCAAGAATCTTGAGAAACAGGAACAGCCGGAGGAAGAAAAACCGGAAGAAAAACCGGAAGAAAAAGAGGAAGAAAAACCTCTGGAAGACGCTCAAGAATCGGAAGTCAAGGAAGAAGAAACGACTGAAGAAGAAACAAAGAAAGATGATTCAATCAGCGGGCGCGAACGCGCTCTTCTGAAGGAAATCACCCGTCTCAAGGCGGACCGGCGCGTGGACAGCGTGAAGATCGAGCTTGATGAGATCGCTCCGACGATTGAAGAAGCGGCCGAAGAAACAGAGGAGGTGACACCGGCGGAAGCGCGGCTGTTCACCGCCTGGCGCAATGAAGCTCTGGAGGAACTCGTTGAAAAACATCCGCAGTATAAAACCGACCCGAAACTTTGGGAGCGGTTCGCGCAGGAATACTCGGAGCGTGTCCCTGAACTCGTTTGGGCAAAGCGCAACAAGGTTTCCGTGGGCAAGTCTCTATTCAGGGAACGATTGCAGCGTGTTCATCGCGCCTTGCAGGACAACACGGACAACGCGCGGGAGGAAGGGAAAAAAGAACTTCTGAAAGCGCAGTCCGCAGCGGACGTGATGGGCGCGGGCGCGGCCAAGGGGTCGCAGCCAAGTCCCGAAAAACCGGCTCCGAAAAAACACTTCATTTCCAGGAATGCGGGTGGCTTCGACAGCTGGCTAACGAAAAAATAATTCAATCTTATGGCTTTTGTTCCGAAAAAATACGACAGCGGCAAGGTTCAGCGTCTTCCGGTTGCGGCTTCGACGGCTTTGACCAAGCATAATCTGGCCAAGATGTCTTCAGGATATCTTATTGCCGGTGCCGCCGGTGACGATGAAGTCGAATATGTGGCGATGGAAACGGTAACCGGAGGCGCAAGCGACGGAACCGTGCTTTGCGACGTTATGCCGATCAATGACGTTATCGAATGGGAGGCTCTTTGTACGGCGACGCTGGTCCAGGCAACCCATGTCGGAAATAATTATGACGTTTCAACGGCGGCGATCATTGATCTCGCGGCCACGACGGACAAGGGGTTCCATATCGACAGGATCGTGGGAGTCGCGACAGACCGCATCGCTTATGGTCGATTCAATAAACCGGCTATCGCGTAATTTACTAAATAATTCTTAATGTATGTCCGTGCGTTCCACTGATTTCGCCGCACTTACGGACGATCTTCAATCAATCGTCAATGAAGTCCGCGATCTTAAAATTGCCGACATGGCGACGGCTTCTTCGCTATTCGATATTCAGGATGAGGTTAGGAAAACACACGATGAAGTTATTCTGCACGGTCTTTCCGGCGTGGAATATGTGCCGGAAGGTTCCGACTTCCCGCGCCTGAACACCGAGCAGGGAGACACGATCACCTGGACACAGTCGCAGTACGGCGCCATTGTCCCCGTGACCTACCTCATGCGGAAATGGGATCTGTATAATCAGATTTCCGATATCGCCACATCCTCGATGGATGACGCGATGGACAAGCTCGATCAGTCATTCGCCGACATGCTGCTTTTCGGCTTCTCCGCTTCGGCTTACACGGACGTGTGGGGACTTTCGGTAACGCCGACGGGCCCGGACGCCCTTTCGCTGTTCACCGCGAGCCACACGAACGATACAACGTCCGCGACGTTCTCGAACCTCATCAATGACGGTACGAACAACAATCCCGCTCTTACCCGCGCCGCCATCGTGAATGAACGCGCCCGTGCGCTCAAGTATACCGATCCGCAGGGTCTCACTCGTCCGATCAAACTCGATTCGCTTATCGTCGGACCGGACAATGAAGACCTGGCGGAACGTCTCTTGTTCTCGACGCAGATTCCAGGTGAAGCAAACAACGACGTAAACGCGCTCAAGGGCAAGATCAAGAATCTCAAGGTTTGGGAGCGTCTTGACCTCCGTTCGGACGGTACGGACACTTCGGCGTACTGGTTCATGGCTGACAGTTCGAAGGTAAAGAAGACGCTCAAGGCGTATTTCACGGATCGTCCGTCCCTTCAGGCGCCGGAGCTCGTGCCGGAAAATGGAGATTGGGAATACATTCTCCGCCTTGTGTACTCGCGCGGATTTAGCTGGGCGCCGTATCTTCGCGGGGCTACGGGCGTCAACTAGATTTAGCTAAGTAAAGCTAAAAAACGGCTATGAACAGTGGCGTAAACTGGAGCAGGCTTTA